ATAAATTGAACTCTGTTCGTTTATTTGAAACTCTAACTGGTTTATTCCATACTGCTCTTAATGGTCATCGCCTTGAAAAACAATTAGGTGGCTCTGGTTCTACTGCTGAAGCGAACTATCTTACTGCTGCTACTGTTGCAGAAGCTCGTTCCCTTTTAGGAGAAAGAGGAGAAGAACTTGATCTTCTTATAGTTCACCCTGCGGTTGCTTACTACCTATACCAAGTAGGTTTATTAACATTCTCAACTTCTGCCTTATCAACTGGTACTGGCATTACTTGGGGTGGTGGTGGAGTTGGCG